TATAGGTGGAATGTCGTTTCGTATTTGTGGAGAACGATTACCAGCTCGGGATCGCCTGAGTGCGTCAGTAATGCCGAATATACCTTCTTGTCCAGTGCGTCCGGGTACACCACGATAACCGCTACCCGCAATCATATTGCCGTTTGGCCCTGTACGCATACCGAACATACCTTCTTGTCCAGTGCGTCCGGGTACACCACGATAACCGCTACCTGCGCCATAAGAAGGAGCGGGTTGTCCGCGACGGAAAGGAGAGCGTGGCATAGGGCTACTAGCCCCACGATAACCACTACCTGCGCCAAACTGCGCAATACCGCCTTGGGCGTACCTAGGAGTCTCTGGGAGGTCGTTGCTTGATGTAGTATCCCCATCTTCGCGGTACCCACCTGCTCGGTATGGTTCGTCTTCTGTTATTGACGGCTCATCGAATCTACCCCCACGATAGCCACTACCTGCACCCATATTGGGGCTAGACGTAATATCTCCTTCTTCACGGTAGCCACTACCTGCACCCATATTGGGGCTAGACGTAACATCTCCTGCTTCACGGTAGCCGGGTTGCCCACGGTATCCGGCGGTAGACGTAACATCTCCTGCTTCACGGTAGCCGGGTTGCCCACTGTATCCGCTGTTGTTCTTATGGGGAGCACCGTAAGCACGAACTCCGTCGTCGTAAGGAGAGACTCCATAATCGGGGGTACCATAAGAAGGTGCATCCCCCTCAGCAAAACGTGCGTCCTGCTCAGCTTTTAAGAAGTCTGCTTGACGCTCCGCCTGCGCGATTGCAGAGGTAGTAGTGCCTCTTGGGATCATAGTGGTCGTCTGGTTGCCCTGATCTGCACCGTCCATATTAGAGTATATGGTATCACTGAAGTACCGACGTCCACCTTGGCCCGGTCTGCGCTCTGTCTGGGCGCTGTTATCTACCGCCCTACGAGTAGACGTGTACTTAGGTACGCTACCTTTATATCCGCTCTCAGGAATATCCGGGTCTAAAAAGCCCATTGTTTATCTCCGATTATCTAAAACCCACGAAACCTGCTAAGTTGGGGAACTCCATCGAGCCCTTCAAGCCCTGCAAATTCGTCTAGGTTAGTGTCATTAACATTGGCATTAATATCTGTTAGTAGTGTATCACTATCTCGCGTAATGCCAAAACGTTTTTCTTGTGCTCTATCCCTGAATATGCTATCTCCAGAGAAGTCATAGGGCTCTGCAAACTGCATTAAATCGTCTTCACCTTTCTCTTCTTCTGGAGGAGCATACCCCGGCATACCGGCTAGTGGCCCTAGGACACTTAGGAACCTTCCGAAGTCTGGCATATCAGGGAAGTCGAAGTCATCATCGTCTGGTAAGTCAGGCCCGTCTGGTAGCTCGTCACCAAACTCATCAATAACATCGTCTATAGGGTCAATAACATTATCTTCTACGAAGTCCCGTACAGGCTGTATGATGTTATCGTCTATATCAGAACCTAGGTCGCCTATAGGCTTAGTGAACTTCTGCACCACTTCATCATCAAAGTCGCTAAGGAATTTTCTAGCTTGCCCCCCATCGGGTAGCATGTCTTTTAGCGGCTGCAAGTAGTTGTCGTCGAAGTCTCGCCCCATCTGTTCTAGCTTAGGTTTCCATTCGTCCCAACGTTCTTCGGCCCAATCTTCTAATACTTCTTCTCCGTAATCTTCAGCTTGGTCTTTGAGGGAGTCTTCTAGGCTCTTACCGTTTGCTAAGTCAACTAGGGTTTTATGCGTAGCCTCTCTAACTTTAGGAGACATGCTTTTTACTAGGTCAGTATCCCCTATGGCGTTCATACCTTTCTCAAAGGCAACGGCTGTTACTCGCTGCTTAGCAAACTCGTCTAGGTTACCAGTAAGCGTGGCGTTTATGGCGGCCTTACTCTCGTTATACCCCATGGTGTATAAGTCACCAAAGACAAACCCCTTACCGAGGCGTGCTGTGTCATACGCATCTTTTCCCGCCTGCACCGCAGTCGCCGCCGTTGCGCCATTCGCTAGGGCATCAGCTCTTGCAATCTCCCCCAGTTCCTGCGCATCATCTCGACTTACGCCGGGGGTGATAACCTCTGCCATTTCCAAGGCAAAAGGGGTGACTTGCAGCCAATCCTGACTATTGGCTTCTCCCTTGAGGACGTTCTCAATAGCAGGGCCGAGTTCTTTAGTACCCCCGAAGAACCAAGACTCCCCCGCACTTTTAAGTACTTCTAGTGGGTCTTCGTACCACTTCTTCTTTTTGGGTTTTTCCACCCCCTTCTGCACGTCAGAGAAAGACACATTACCTGCATCTAACATAGCAATCGTGGCGCGGCGCTCGTTCTGCTCGTCAGTGAACCCTTCGATGCTACTAGGGCTATCGTACTCTGTGTCTAACTCATCAAACTGTACGATGCGGTAATCATCATATATGCTGCCGGACGCGTTTGTGGCAATAGTAGTTTCATCTTGCAGGTAGAAAAACTTTTGGTCATCTGTCGATAGGTTTGCAGCTACCATCTCTCTATAAACAGAGTCTTCGAGCCGCCCCTGATCTTTTAGGTAGTCTAAGTAGGCGTTCGCTTTTTCCGCATCCATAGTAGAAAACACTTCGCCGAAGGTATCAGTACCTGCCACGGCATCTAGGTAGTCAAACGCGTTTGCGTAATCTTCGGTGCGCCTAGTGTCGTACATATCGTACGCTTCGACTTCGAGTTCTGGGTCTTCAAATTCTAGCTGATTAACCACCGACTCAAAGTAATCAAAGTATTCTTCGTCTGATCGGTATTCCCCCGTGTTAGGATCAATCGTAGTGTAGTCTACCGAGAACTCTTGTAGCTCCCTATCTGTAAACCCTGCGCTCTCTAGCATTTCTAGAGACTCCCCCAACGGCACGTTGAAAGTATCGCCGGTACTACGTTCTACATCGTCTAGATAACGGTTAAGCTGGGTCTCACTAATCTCTCCATTTAGGAACTTAGTTTCAACATCGGCTAAACGCTCTGGACTACCAAAATCATCATCAAAGGGGGAAAGACTATCTAAGTTGTACCCAGAAATAGACCCCTCTGCATATATAGGGTCGCCATCTGCGTCTGTGCCGTAAGTAGTTGGGTTATACGAACGCATGTAGCCTTGGAGGGTGTTAAGGTCTTCTCCATGCAGCTCTCGGAACGCTTGTCGATCTTCAAGGTTGGCTTGGCGTTCAGCGTCAGAAGCGTTCTCCCACTCCTCGTCCGACATGTTAATGTCTTCGCCCATTCCCTTGAGTTGCTGAAAGTACTGATACTGTCGTGACTGGCTCATGTTACGGGGGTCGCCGTAGTCTACATACCCGGAATCGCCGGGCTTTAGAACCTTACGTGTTACGCCAACGGTGCCGCCCCCGGGCACTTGTACACGTGTTGCCCGCCCACTCGCATCAAAATTAGGGTTACTTAGTGTGCCCCCCACGCCTGAACCATCACCCCCAGTAGGGGTACCCCCGCTCGTAGGTGCACCGTACTGCCCTGACTGAATAGCGTCTATACTTTTCAGTAAATCATCCCCACCCGGCATTTGAGATGTAAACGATTCGAGGGCTTGCCGTTGTTGATCTATGGTGAGGTCGCGCCCGTAAATATCTGAGATTTTAGATAGGTTCTCTGGGCGTAAGTAGTTTTCATTGCTGTGCCACCATTCATATATCGCTTTTGGGGCGTCCAGTAGTTTCCCGAACATATTAGCGGTATCTTTGAAAAGAGTGCCCCCAAGAATACTATAGGTTACTTCCGCTGCGGGTATACCTGTAACGTAGTCGTAAGTGTTTTCTAGTCCTGTCCCTATTACGCCGGGCGCACTACCTAGTGTATCTCTAACGGAATTATCTCTGACTGCATCCCTAAGCCAATTACCCGTATTTTTCGAGGGGTCTGTGCCGGGATTAGCATCGTAGAAAGCCTGCCTTTCCGCATCTGACGGTGTATATGAGTAGGCCGGATGGTCAGCTCGCGTGTTATAGACTGGCGGCTTACCATAACCCTGCGAAGTCTTTGTGCGCTCCTCGTGCGTCGAGCGGGGACGTAGGGAGTCAGGGTTTTGGTAGATACTGAAGTTCTGGGAACCACGAGTAGTACCTCTACCACCACCACCACTCATTATGTGGTTCGCCTGCATTGCGCCCATGCCTCTACCCATTACAGCGTAACCTCTCTAATCGTTAAGTTATTGATGAATACACTGGTATAAACCCAAGGCTAACACCGCCTTCAGAAAATACCTCTATTTTTTTGGCTACTGAACCTAGATTAGTAGCTGCCGCAGAGTTGTCAACTCTTAATTTGCCGTCATTAATTAGCATTGGAGTCCCGCCAATGTCACCAGATACTTTAACTGTCTGATCTGAATACTCAACAAACAACTGGCTGTTACTTGTAGAATACTCCCTGAGTCCACCCGGTTTACCAGCATCACTGTATATAGTATGCCCAACCACAATAGGCTCTATCCCAAAGGTGATAAAGTTTTGCCTAGTCATCATCATCTTAATGGTGCAATTATGATCAGGAAAGAAGTTAAATTCATTCCCGCTATCTGGCGGTATCTCTATATCAATAAATGATCTCAATCCGTAGTAAACGTAAGATTGAATCAACTTGCCTAACGCAGTTTCTTCCAAGGGGTTGCCATTAACACCATGTTCACTCTGGGGGATGCTGCCTATATTGCACAAAGAGCTAATGTGCTCAAAGACTATTGGCCTTCCCTGATAGCAAGCAAACTCACCAGTAGAAAACTTTAAGGTCTGAGCATCAAGTGTGCCCTGACGTGTAAAATGAAGTAGCTTGTGATGAACTCCCTCAAGGTAGAGCTTGGCACAAACGAATGTAGCTCTGTCCATGTCAAAACCGCCAGCAGCAAATATAAATCCTTTATTGGTGACGGCAACAAACCCGGGGTCTTCGAATGTACCAGAAGTGCCGCTGAGTGTAGCAATCTTAGTTACAAAACCTTGACCATAAATCTCTGCATCTTTTACCATTACTGCGTCACCAACAGCAACATCTGCATCTGCGCTCACTGTAAAAGTATTGTTACCTGCCGTAACTACAGCCCCTGTCAAAGCTGAACCGTTATTGTTAGTTGCTATAAAGAAGTCACCTACTGCGTATGTTACTCCTGTCGTTCCGAGATATGCGTTCCAATTTCCAGACCCTAAAGTTGTTATTCTGTACCTTGTGTTGTCAACAAAACTTCCCGCATTAACACTTGCGCCTTGAGGTATTGTAAAAGTACCTGTAGCTGTGGCCTTACCGCCAGCAAAGAAAGCCTCAAAAGCATCTAAGTCAAACGCCTTAGCGTAAGCATCAGCGGCGCACTTGTTGACTCGCAAAACACCCACAGCGCAGTCATCGAAACCATTAACATGTAGGAAGTTCCATGCTTGATAGCACTTAATAATCTCTAGTCGAGCAAACCAAGTACGTGTGTACGGGAGAACTGGCCCATAGTTTGTAACCTTTTCAGGCTGGAAGAATGCGCAGTGTAATCTGGTAATGTATAAAGACTCAAAGTATCCGTTGAGTGCCTGAACTGGGCCTGAGCCATCCTGTTGGGCAATAGCAACTACGTTTTCAAGATACTTTACTTCCCCGCCCATTAATTTTTCTTGGCCATTTGAGGTTAGAATAAATCTGCCGTGGAATGCGGAGTAAGCCATCCCATCAATGTCAAATAGTACAGTGTAAGGATTGCCATTATCAGGGTTGTTATTAACTACTCCAGACCTGCCTGTAATCGAAGTATAAGTTCCTGTAGTTAAAGCTCTAAATCCAGCGCCGGCACCACACAGTAATGTGACTGGGACGCCAAATGCAATAGTAGCGCCAACAGAATAAATCTTATCTTCTAAGTCTATCGTGCCCCCACCGTTATTCTTGACGTAAGCAACCATATCTAGGATAGCTGCGGTATCATCTGAGCCATCGCCTCCCGCACCGAACTGCGCAGGGGTAATAGTGCTAGAGGTCTGTGTCCGTAACGCTTTATCTATCTGGTTAAAGTATATACGTAAGGCACGGTTATTTTCATTAGCCGCAATCTGGCTGTATTCGGTTGGGGCGTTCGGCAGTGCCGGAGCTACAAAGGGTACGTTATATCTAGTAATATCCCCGGGCATTATCTTCTCCCATCAGGACGTATCTCTATACGAGGCTTACCTAACTGCCACTTGGCTCCCGCGCCTGTAGACTCTACTTTTAACGTGAGCTGCCTACCTCTAACGCGTACGTCTACCTCCCCAGTAAATTCTTCGATGGGGGTAGTGATCCCACGCACTACATTTTGCCCTGCCTGCCCACCCTCAGATAGGGGGTTGTTGTACCCCGAACCAGAGTTTTTACTGGGGAACAGCGACATGGTTACGGTAGCGTTACCTGCTTCAGAGCCGGCAAAGGATATATCTGGGTATATCTTATTTACAAAAGAGAACCTATCACCATCTCCTATGTCAAATTGTGCAGAAGTTATGGATGCAGTTATAGGGCTAGTTGTGGCTAGTTCGCTGTCGTCCGTACCTAACTCATGCTCTACCACAACGCCGTTATACGTAGCAGCGAAAGGGTGGTTCTGTATCCCAGAGTCCAGCCATGCAGTGCGCGCCATAGTACCGTAGTACCATATGTTTTCTAGGTAGTTGTAGATGACGTACTTATCGTTAGTGAGAGAGTTCTTAGAGGGGTAGTGCCACCATATTTCGTGGTAGGACTCGTTTGTACCCGCCGCAACTTGCTCGGTCTGTTCAGAGTTAAAGTCGTCGAATATATACTTACGTAGGTCACATGGTAGGGATTGGGTTCGCCCATCGTAGACGTAGAACTTATCTCTACCCATCCAGAAGGCCATACCATTAGCATAAGCTACAGCGTTAGTCCCTGCGATAGAGGTATTTTCGCCTACAAGCTGAGCAGACCACACTGCGGGCGCACCTACATACTGCATCGCATACACTGCTGCATCTGTAAACACTAGTATTTCTTGTCTGGACTGGATAGCGGTAACGATCTTACTGCCTTTAGATAGTGTTATCCCGCCCGACTGGTTAGTAGCTGCCGGCGTCCAGTTAGTAGCGTCTTCTTGATCTGACCAACGCACTAACATGCGGTTAGCTACAGCACTCCCCAAAGGGTTACACCCGAAACAAAATACGAACCTACTTACATCAGACACTAGTAGCCCGTGCTGCGTTGTCGGCACGTTAGAAGCTCCGCTTTCAGCAGATAACAAGGTGCCGCGTGTTGTTAGTGAGTCACTACGGTCAGAGATGTATATAGGGCCAGCGATAGGGGCAAAGAGTAAGTCTTCACCAAAGTTAGCTTGGCTCCACAGGCGGATGTCCAAACTAACCCCGCTACCATCTCCCCAAGTGCTTTGTCCCCAGTAGCCTGCGCCCCATCCTG